GGCATCTCTGCTGACCTAGCTGCTGTACAAGTAGTAGACTTTATAGAGTATACTAGTGGTGCAGATAATGACTTTGATGTAGTTGAAGGTGGTTATGTAACCGAAACTTCTGAAGAAGATATTCCTTTTGCATCTTAATTTTTAACGGTTGAGGGAGACTTGGGGTGAAGTTTTATTTGGTTGGCTTCACCCCATTTTTTTATAATGAAAACAATAGATACATTAGTTAAAGATATATATGATTTGTTTTCTCTTGATCCAATTAAGATGGATGAAAAGGAAGTGGATAAACATATAGATACCTTTGGCGAGATGCTTAAGGTACACATAAAAGAATTTATGTATGAAGAACCTCGTACCAGAGGGAACCTCAGACTATCTTCTATAGGTAAGCCTGATAGACAGCTATGGTATGATGTCAATAGTAAAAAAGAAATTGAAGATCTTAAACCTAGTACAAGAATTAAATTCTTATATGGTTATATATTAGAAGAACTTCTTTTACTATGTGCTTCTATTGCAGGTCACAAAGTTACTGACCAGCAGAAAGAAGTTAATGTTGAAGGTGTACTTGGTCATCAAGACTCTATGATAGATGATGTCTTAGTTGATTGTAAGAGTGCATCAGGTTATAGCTTCAAGAAGTTTAAAGATAATAACTTACTTGAAGATGATCCGTTTGGTTACATAGCACAGATCTCTGCTTATGCTGAAGCTAACAAAGTTAATAAAGCAGCTTTTCTTGTGATAGATAAATCAAGTGGTGAGATATGCCTTACTCCTGTACATCAGATGGAGATGATCAATGCAAAGGAAAGAGTTAAACATCTTAAAGGAATGGTTAGCAATGACCGTGTGCCTGATAGGTGCTATGCTCCTCTTGCTGATGGGGAGTCTGGCAATCTTAAGTTGCCTATTGGTTGTGTTTATTGTGGGCATAAGAGAGAGTGTTGGTCCGATTGTAATCAAGGTAAAGGACTACGTGCTTTTAAATACTCCAGAGGTCTTAGCTACCTTACAACTGTGGTTAAAGAACCTAAAGTCGAAGAGGTAGTTAACTGGTAATGCATTGGAAGTACAAGACTAAGCCTGATCTAACTAAGTTTGGTTTTGTTTATTGCATTACTAATGTTAAAACTAAACAAGCTTACATAGGTTGTAAGCAATACTTTAATTATAAGAAAGGTAAAAAGAAATCTGAATCTAATTGGAAATCTTATATGGGTTCAAGCCAACACCTGCTTGAAGACATTGGGAAACTAGGTAAAGATAACTTCAAGTTTAAGATAATAGCTGAGTTTAAAAACAAACGAAGTTTAAGATACTATGAGTGTTACTATCAAATGAAGTACAATGTTTTATGTAGTACACTTGATGGAACTGATTCCCCTGCATATTATAATAACTATGTAGGGGGTAAGTTCTATAGACCAGTAGAAGAATATCATGACAGTAATAGATGATCTTTTTGAAGAAGAAGATACTTCTTTATATGATATTACAAATAAAAATCCTCATAAATCTTTATATGTTGCTGTAATACTACAAGCTTTACTTGATATGTCTAAACCAAAACTTGATAAGGAGAGAAGTAATATACAAGTACAAAGGGATCAAGCACACTCATGGGTGTTTGCATCTGTTGGTGTAACTTGTAAAGATTTTCAAGAGGTCTGTCTTTATGCAGGACTAAAACCAGAGTCAGTTAGAGAAGCTGCTTATAATTTAATTAACTTAAAGGATTCAAGAGATGTCAGAAACACAATCAAATCATTCCTCTAAAACTTTAGAAACACAAGTTGGTGGTAGCCATTATAAAGACTGTGGTATACAACCAGTTGAATATATACATGCAAATAAGCTTGACTACTTTGAAGGTAATGTGGTAAAATATATAACAAGGCACAGAACCAAAGGCCAAGGAAAGAAAGATATAGAAAAAGCTATACACTACGCACAGTTAATTCTTGAATTAGAATATAAAGGGAAATAAAAATGTTCAAATCAAACCGTAACCCTCAGTTTAGATCAAAGTTTAGTGAAGATATATTTAATACTAAGTATGCACACGAAGGTGCTGAAACATTACATGAGTTAGCTTCAACTCTTGTTGAAGATGTATGTCAAAAGAACTTAAGCCGTGATGACAAAGAAGAACTAATAGATCACATTGCTAACTTAAGGTTCCTTCCGGGTGGACGTTACCTTTACTATGCAGGTAGAGATAAGAAGTTCTTTAACAACTGCTACCTTCTCAAAGCAGAAGAAGATACCAGAGAAGATTGGGCTAACTTATCTTGGAAGTCTGAGTCTTGTCTTATGACAGGTGGTGGTATTGGTGTGGACTATTCTGTGTATAGGTCTGAAGGACAAACCCTGAAGGGTACAGGGGGTACAGCATCTGGTCCTATACCTAAGATGGAGATGATCAACTCTATAGGTCAGAAGGTTATGCAAGGTGGTAGCCGTAGGTCTGCTATCTATGCTTCACTTAATTGGAAGCATGAAGATGTTAATAAGTTTTTAGTGTCTAAGAACTGGGCTGATATGCCAGTAGGTACGACAGGTCAGACCCTCTTTGATATTAAGAAAGATGACTTCAACTTTCCTGCACCTATGGACATGACAAACATCAGTGTCAATTATGATACTGAGTGGTTGCTTAATTACTGGGAGAAAGGAGAGATAGGAAATGTCTTTAAGTCTAATTGTCAGCAAGCTCTTAGAACAGGGGAGCCGGGATTTTCGTTTAACTTCTTTGAGAAAGAAAATGAAACACTACGGAATGCCTGTACTGAAGTCACATCAGAAGATGACAGTGATGTGTGTAATTTGGGTAGTCTTAATTTTGCTAGGATTGATGACCTTAATCAGTTACAACAAGTCGTACAGCTTGCAACCAAGTTTCTCCTCTGTGGTACAACCAGAGCGCAGTTACCCTACCAAAAAGTCTACGATGTTAGAGAAGCTAATAGACGTTTGGGCTTGGGACTTATGGGGGTACATGAGTGGCTCATCCAACGTAACAACAGATACGAAGCAACGCCAGAGTTACACAGATGGTTTAAAGTCTACGAAGCAGAGTCAGATAAAACAGCAAGAAGCTTCTCAAAGACGTTGGGAATCTCACGTCCAGTGGCTGTTAGAGCCGTAGCTCCTACAGGTACAATAGGTATCTTGGCTGGCACATCTACTGGTGTTGAGCCTATCTTCTCTGTTGCTTACAAGCGTAGGTATCTTAAGAACAAGCGTTGGCATTTTCAGTATGTCGTAGATAGTGCTGCTCAAGAGATGATAGAACTATATGATATTAAACCAGACAAGATAGAGTCTGCTCTTGATCTTGCCACAGACTATGAACGTAGACTAAGCTTCCAAGCTAACGTGCAAGAGTATGTGGATATGTCTATCTCCTCCACTATTAACTTACCTGCTTGGGGTACTGATGGTAACAACGAAGATAAAGTAGATGAGTTCTCTCAGACACTAGCTAAGTATGCTCATAGGTTACGTGGTTTTACCTGCTACCCTGATGGATGCAGAGGTGGTCAACCTCTTACAACAGTACCTTACTCTGAAGCTATAGAAAAGTTAGGTGAAGAGTTTGAAGATAACATTCAAGCACATGACATATGTGAGATAAGTAATTCAGGTGGAGTATGTGGAGTTTAGCATGGCAAAGATACAAAATAGCAGAGGGAAAATGTCTCACTGTAATACTAAAAAAGAAAGAGATCCAGAATTAATTAAGCTCTGGAAGAAAAAGCTTGCAAAGAAGTAAAAAGTGTGTTATAATATAGTATGGAATGCCAATGGTGGGTTCCATATAATCTTGCTTATTAAAGGAGAATACTATGAACTATACATTAACAACCAGCAGACCTAGAGCTATGTCTGACTTTCAAAACTATAAAGATTGGGTCATTGGATACGATAAAATATTCCAAACTATGTCGAACTTTCCTGCGTCTTCAACTACCAATCAATCTAACTATCCCCCTCATAATTTAACAGAGAACGGTGAAGGCAAGTATACTATTACTATAGCTGTAGCTGGTCTTGATAAAGAAGATATAAGTATCTCTCTTGAGGAGCAGAACCTTACTATCTCTTATGAGAGTAAGTCTGCTGAAGAAGATACTACAATGCTTTATCAAGGGATTGCTCATCGAAGTTTTAGTAAGGTGTTTCATCTTGCAGAAACCATAGAGGTTAAGGATGCTCTTATGAGTAATGGTTTAATTGTTATTGAACTGGAACAGAACATACCAGAGCATAAGAAACCTAAATTAATTGAACTTAAATAAAGGAAATACTAATGGGTATTAGTAAAGAGAAGAAGGTTAATACAGTTTTTATAGGATACGATCCTAAAGAAAAGGTTGCAGCCCAAGTTCTAAAATATTTAATTGAAGCTAACTCACCAAAGGATATCATAGTTAAGTTTCTACGTAAGGATATCTTAGAACATATGAATATGTTTAACAGACCTTTTGAGATGGTTAATAATCAGATGATTGATTCGATAGATCAGAAGCCATTCTCTACTGAATTTACCTTTACTCGCTTTCTAGTACCTGCTTTGATGCAGTACGAAGGGTGGGCATTGTTTATGGATTGTGACATGTATCCCAGAACAGATATCAATGAGATATTTGAGGAATATAACGATGAGTTCTATCCTTTGTACTGCGTTAAGCATGAGTATGAGCCAACAGATAAATTTAAAATGGATGGTAGAGAACAGACCAGATACAACAGAAAGAACTGGTCCAGCTTAATGCTATGGAACTGTGGTCATGAATTAAATAGAGAGCTTACACCTTTCATGGTTAATAATAAAACAGGTAACTACCTCCATACTTTTGGTTGGTTGCCTAATAAGAACAGTGCTATTGGTGGGATAACAGAAGAATGGAACTGGCTTGATGGTCACTCTGATGCTTCTATTGATCCTAAGATGGTACACTTCACCACAGGTGGTCCTTGGTTTAAGGAGTGGAAATGTAAGCGTGAAGT